GGTTGACCTCGGTCTCGCTTGCCGTTTTTTTGTGCATGCGGCAAATTTTTCCTACTAAATATGGACAAGCGGCAAAAATTGCCTAGTGGCATCAAAACATATCGGCAAATTGCGGAACACTTTGGAGTTACTGCGCCTGCGGTTAAGCAATGGCCATGGCTGACTGACCGCTCTATTTCGTTTGAGGAAATGGAGGCGGCAAAAATTGCCTATGAGGCGGCAAATTCTACCGGTGAAGCCGCTCCCGCTACGCTGAACGACGCGCGCCTTGCCAAGCTTAAGCGGGAAACCGAACGGCTCGACATCAAGATCAAGAAGGAAAAGGGCGAGCTCGTCCTCAAGGATGAAGTCCGAGAAGCCGTTCAAAAGGTGATCTCCATCCTATGCTCCGAGGGCGTGGCCATGTGCGGCGACCTCCCTGGGCAGCTTGAGGGGCTGGACGCAGCGAACATGAGGCCGAAGATCACCGCGCGATGGGAGCTTATGCTCAGCAACGCCAAGGAGAGATTCAGCGAAATATGAACTGCGTCGCAGAGGGGGCCATCGCTGGGATTAGGCTGACGTTTCAGGGGGACCCTCTGGATTGGGCAGAGAGGCATATTCATTTCCCCAGCTCGGCGCGAAGCACGAAATTCGACCGCACGATTGCTCCCTGGTGGAATGACATCCTGCTTGATCACCGCAACCCTAACGTGCGCCAGACCTACGTCCGCGCCTGTACGGGGGCAGGTAAGTCCACGGCGCTGGAGGCTCTCACCTGTCTGATTATCGCGGAAGACCCGGGCCCCATGCTGGCGATCACCCAAACCGACCAGACCTCAGCCGAATGGATGGAGACGCGCCTCAGGCCGGCACTCGAAACCTGCCAACCAGTGCGGGCACTTTGGCCGCGCAACCGGCACGCGGTCACCAAGAGCAGCATTCTGTTTCCTCACATGTCCTGTATTCTGGGGGGGGCTAACGTCAGCAACGCTCAGGAAAAATCGGTGAAGCATCTCATGCTGGACGAGGCGTGGACTTACTCGGAGCTCATCGGCCAGTTTAAGGCGAGACATCACGATCGGTGGGACCGCAAGACGCTGATCGTGAGCCAGGCGCATGAATCGCCGCATTCGCTGGACGACGAATGGGACTCGGGCGAGGCATTTAGCTGGTGTCACCAGTGTCTGGGGTGCTCGGAGTGGATCAAGCCGGACTGGGCACATATCCAATATGATGACACGCGCGACCTTGGGGAGTTGGTGAAGTCCGTAAAACACGTTTGCCCAAACTGTCAGCACGTCACGTTGGACACAGTCTCCGAGCGAAGGTCAATGACCAACCGAAGCCGGTGGATTTCCGAGGGAAACCAGCACATTGAAGGCCATCGTTCCCGGCATGTGCCCGCGCAGGTGATTTGGTGGATCAAGTGGAGTGATTTGGTGTTGGAGTGGGTGAAATGCCAGAGGGCCAAAAAGCTGGGCATGTTGGCGCCGTTGAAGGATTTCAGGATGAAACGGCAGGCCATTCCGTGGCGCAACGTGGATGCCATCCCCGAGGTTGAGATGAAAGCCGCAGAATACCTCGCCGCTGAACTTTCACAGGCTCCGCTTGAAGGTGAGATCACTCGGATCATGACGGTGGACGTGCAGCAGGACAGCTATTGGGCGGTGATCCGCAGTTGGCTGCCGAATGGGCATAGCAAACTGATTTGGTGCGGGAAGGTGCTGACGCTGGATGAGTTGCGCGACATCCAGACCCGTTTTAACGTGCAGGACAGCAAGGTGGCGCTGGATGCCGGGAACAACCAACACGGGAGCGTATACGACCGCTGCGCGCGGTTTGGGTGGCTGTCGATGATTGGGCGGGCCGATATGAGCATGCGGGTAATCAATCCGCAGACGGGACGGGCATCTCGGGCGTTTTTCAGCAACTCGGCATTGGCGACTGCGCCGACACATAAGACGGCAGGCAAACCAACTCAGGTGATCTTCCTCTATTGGTGCAGTGATCCGATTAAGGACATTCTGGCTGAGCTACGTAGGATAGGCGCGCCAACGTGGGAGTTCCCCAAGGACGTGCCCGATGACTACGTGAAGCACATGAATTCGGAATACAAACGCGAAACTATTAACAAGCAAACCAAACGCTTAGAGCGTCGATGGACCTCGACAAATCGCCAGAACCACCTTTGGGATTGCGAGGCCATGCAAGTGGCGTTGGCGCTGCGATTCCGTTTGCTGCCGGATTTGAGCAACTCGGTGGAGCAGCAGCCATCTACTTGACAGAGTGGGATGGTGTGATATGGTAAAGGCCTTCGGAGCGACACCTGCCCAGACGTGATCAAGGTTGCGTTTCGAAAAAGTGGTGTGACAATCAGGGAGAGTACCTGACCATTTACAGACCCGCCAAGGCTAGACATAAAAACGTTCCTCAAATTGGCGGGTCACTTGCTTTACACTGACCCCATGGGTATATGATGTCCGCTCGCCTCATTCTCTCGCTGTTCATTGAACGGGACATTGGCGAACTGCGGGCAATCCGTGACGGACAATTTACTGCCGTGCAACAGGGGCAGGGAATGATGATCTCATCCAGCGTCAACGGATCGGACTTTAGTTTTTTTGCTGCGTCGATGCTCTCGCCTTTGCAAGTGGCTCAGTACGCGCAGCTTGCCATTGATCACAAGGCCAACTGTTGGCAGAGGCCGACCACGAAAACCACTGTCCGCTTCATGTGATGAACCTACTCGAAAAGCTGACATCTTTTTTGAAGGGCGGTAAAGACCTCACGCCCAAGGCCGAATACAACCGCATGCAGAACATGCGCCTGGCTGAAGGCGGGGCATGGTGGGAGCGTCCGTACTGGCCGGTTCACACACGCAACATTGATCAAGAGATCAACACGACCGAGTGGAAGACGCTCAACAGCGCAGCAAATCGACTCTACTGGGGATTTGGTGCAGTGCGCGGGGCCGTCGATGCGTTTGCACAATACACGGTGGGCTCTAGTTTTTCTCCGATCTTCCAAGGCGCTGACAAGGAGTGGGGCAAGGAAGCTGAGGCATGGCTGCAAGACTGGATGCAGGTGGCTTACGTTGACGGAGTTAGTTGGCATCAAGCACTCATCCGCGAGGTGGTGATGATGCTCCGCGACGGAGACGCAGGAACCCTGCTCACTGCATCCCGTGAAGGCGATTTTCCGATGCTTCAGTCCATTCCCTGGCACGCTATCGGATCACGTGATGCGTCGGGTATCATCAAGGACGGACCCTACGCTGGCCGCCAGCAAGTTAACGGGGTGGTTAAGAATGAGATGCATCGGCCTATCGCTTACCAGATCCTCGGTGACACTAAGGACACGGACCGCTACATTGCTGCCGCATCCATGCAGCTCCTCAAGGAGTCTGTGGCTCCCGATCAGAGCCGTGGGTTCACGGCGTTCGCGTCTTCAATTCGCGATCTCCGCACAGTTTTAAATCTCAACAACCACCTGCGCCAGGCAGTGGAATTGGCAAATACCATCGGGCTGGTGATTGAGAATCAGATGGGCATGGCAGATCCGCTTGACCCGGCTTTCGCACTGGCCGACGTGCCGCCAATTGGGCAGAGCGGGCTCCGAGTGGAAGAGCGAATGTCCGGGACGATTCAGTATTTTCAAGCCGGCGCGAATGAGAAGATCAGCCAGGTAATCAACCGCACTCCATCGCCGGAGACTGAACGATTTTTGGAGCGTCTCATTCGCAATGCCATGCTTGGCGCTGGGTTAGATCCTGAGTTTTTTTGGAAGCCTGAAGGCACCGGCGCAAACGTGCGGATGATCGTTGAAAAGACGAACCGAAAAATCAATCGCACCCAGAACATGCTGGCAACCGCATGCCGGCAGCGTGTTGGGTACGCGGTTTCCAAGGCCATCAAGTCCAAGATGTTGCCGCCTTACAAAGGCGCAGATAAAGGCGGCTTCTTGCGTTGGAATTTCACCCGTCCGCGCATCCTCACTGTTGACCAGGGTTGGGCCGATCAGTCCGCGCTAAACGCCTATCGTGGAGGACTCCGCACAATGACGGACATTGTGGGCGAAGGTGGGTTCACGCTCGAAGAGCATCTCGACCTCAAAGAAAAAGAAGGCATCGCCATTCGCGAACGGATGGAACGCTCGGGGCTGCCCTTGGACGCATTTATTACACTCACCCCCAATGGAAATCCAACGGGAGAAACTAACATCCAGCCATGAAGCTCGCGCGCGGACTCTCCAAAATCAATCTCCGTCCGTGGGCTCTCGAAGAAGGAGGCCAGCGCGCTGTGGCGCAACTCCTCCACAACAAACTGATGCGGGCAGGGGGCGAGGACATGCCGGACCTTTCCGAGTATGCCAATGCTCGCGAGCCCATGCAGATTGATGGGAATGGCATCGCTCACATCTGCATTAGTGGCGTGATGGCTCAGGGAATCTCCAAGCTGGAAGCCATTTGCGGCGGGTACGACTACGATTGGTTGGAGGAAGATCTTGAAGCCGCGATGGACGCAGGCTGTAAAGGCATTTGGATCGAAATGGACACGCCTGGTGGCTCGTGCGAAGGGCTCTGCGAATGCGCAGACCTGATCGCTGAAGCCGCACGCAAGATGCCGGTATATGTGTGGTCCTCGGGCACGATTGCGAGTGCCGGTTATTTTCTCGCGTCCAGCGCCACCAAGATTTACACGTCTCGCTCTGCCATGGTCGGCAGCATTGGCGTGATCATTGGGTGGGTCGATTGCTCGGCTCAATGGCAGGCCGAAGGATTACGCTGGGAACCTGTAGTGTCTGGGCCGCTTAAAGGCGCAGGCTCTGGGCCATCTCTCACGCCTGAGCAACGTGCAAGCCTCCAGCGTCTGGTGGACGATTCCTATGCGCTCTTCAAGGGCAACGTGCTCAAATATCGCCGGGTATCAGATGATGCCATGCAAGGGGAGCTTTACCTTGCAGGCCGTGCCGCTGAACTTAATTTGATTGACAACGCAGAATTGACAGAGGACGCAGCCTATGCGAAACTCGCCGCGTTGATGTAGTCATTTCGTGTGTTGTCATAGAGCGCCCAAGGTTTAACCGCCTTGGGCGTTTTTTTTACAAGAGTCCCATTGGTATATGGACTCCGCTCCTAACACCCTCGCCGATGCACTGGAGGCCCTCTCCTCGGCTCGCGCTGACCTCTCTGCTCTGGATGCCCTCAACGCCGAACACAAGGCCGCTGTTGAGCTTCTGGAGTCCACCAAGCGCGACAATGCTGCGCTAGTGCTCGCCGTCGCATCGCTGGAAAGCGAACGCGAACAACTCCTTTCCGCAGTGGCTGCCCTTAAAGCAACCGAAACCGACGCCAATCAGAAAGCCGTTGAAATTGTGGCTTCCCTCGGCGTTGAGCCTGCCGCTGTGGTTACTTCCGAAGTTTCCTCTGGGCCCAAAACCCGCCAAGAACTGGAAGCCCTCTGTGCAACTCTTAGCAACCCTCTCGACCGTGCCAAAGCACGGAACGAGTTTCTCAACCGTCAGTAATCTTTCCTCTATATGTCTAACCAACTCGGTACTTTAAACAGTGCGCTGATCCTTCAGGAAGCGCTTCGCCTCGTGTTCACCCAGCGTCCTTTGCTGTCGGCGATCACAAAAAACATGGACACGATGGGTGCTCTACAGAATCAGACTGTAATTACACGTCTGAAGACTGTACCTCCCGCCGTCAACGCAGACGACGCCGCTCCTGATTTCATCACGACTGACGTTCCTGTTGTTCTCAACAAGAGCCGCAAGGTCCATGCTCGGTTCACCGCCGCGCAGTTGAATTCCACGAATCGTAATCTGCTCCAAGAAGCCGCTGAACCTCTCGCTCGCTCCATGGCGAACGACATCATCGACTCCGTGGCAGCTCTGTGGACGACCGCAAATTTCACCAACGAAACGGTTTCTAACGCTCCCGATTACAGCACGATGCTGGAACTGCGTAAGGCCATCACCTCTCGCGGTGTGCATGGGACTCGCTACATGGCGGTGAATCCTGCGACCTATGAGGCGCTCTTGCTCGATCCTCGTGCTAACCGCTTCTACAAGTCGTTCTTGCCTCCTGGCACGGATCCCATCGAGAACGGTGAACTCAATCAGGTTGCCGGTTTCGCGCAGATCTTTGAGTACCCTGCGATTCCGAGCGACAACCACATGACTGGCTTTGCGTTTACGGATGAAGCTACCGTGCTCGCTATCCGTCCTCCTCTCGATCCTCGCGAGGCATTCCCGAACGGCCAGGTTCCGTTCCCCGGTACTTTCGAAATCGTGACCGATCCCGTTACGGGCCTGAGCGTTGCGGCAGTCGAATACATCGAAGCCGACACCCTCGCTTGCAACGTCCAGATGCGCTACATCTACGGCGTTGCCAAGGGCAACACTGATGCCGGCCAGCGTTTGGTTTACCAGGCCAACTAATTATGGACCTGCATAGCGTAATATCACGGCTGGCAACTGGCGAGGTTCGCGTCGATTACGTCGGCGCGGACCGTGCCAAGGCGACAGAGATCTACAAATCTGTGGCAGACTCTGGCGCAAAGGTTCAGCTCTTTGCTCACATGGAAGCATCTATGCAAAAGACCATTAAGCAGGCTGCTCCTGCTCCTAAACCTTCCAAAAAATGACGGCTTTTTTCTCCACGATGGCAACCGCTCTCGAAAAGGCGACTGCCTTCGTGGGGAGGCCGTTTATTTTTGGAGGACAGACGTATCACGGAATCATCAATTTCTTGAACACGTCCGAAACCATTGATTTTGGGGGATTTCAGAGCCACCTAGCAGCAACCATTTCGGTTGCGTGTGAGGTGCTTGTGAATCCTCCGGCTAAAGGTGACCGCATCTCCATTGATGGCGTTGACCGCCGCGTGATTAACGTGACCAACAACAACGGAGTGAGTTGGCACATCTCACTGGAGGACATCTCGCGATGAGGGGTGCGTACCTTTGCGAAGCTATTCAGGCGCTCTTACAGACTGCGTTTCCCGGCGTCTACGTGGGCCTGCCGCAGGACGATGGGCGCATCACGATGCCCTGCATCACAATGCAGATCCGCGCGTCCTCGGTGCTAGGCTCGCCGCTGGAACGCGGCACGCTCACGCTGCATGTTTGCTCGCAGGCTGATGACACCACGCCAGAAGCGCACGCGACGTTTGTTTACAACGTGGGACAAACTATGAGGGGCATCGTAGTCAGCAATGACAAGGTCCACCTAGCAGGCATCGTCTCAACGGACTCGGACGAAGCGCACGCTGAACGTCACTGGCAGACTCCGCTCAGTTTTACAGTTGGTTTTACACCTTCAATCCTCTAACTTTATATGGCATCATTCGGCGCAGTCTCATTCGGAGCAACAGCTCCCCAAGGTTATCTCCAGGAGTCCTCCGCGGACATCACCAAGGAGGTTACAACCATTCGCAACGCGGACGGGCAAATTGTTATCGCGGAACCTAAACCGCGCACGATGCAGGTGATTAGCGTCACCACCAAAGGTGAAGCAAATTTGCTTTCAGTGCCCGAGGGAAACTTTTCTGGCGCAACTCTGACGGAGGCCAAAATCACCCAGAGCAACGACGATTTTTCAACGTCCGAAGCAACATACACCCAGCTCTACTAATTTATGGCAACCTTTGGCGTCACAATCTTTTCGGCTCCCTCGGGTGGCTCTGTTGAGTCCGCAGATCTTTCAATGAAGGCTGAGTATAAGCAGCTTATAAACTCTGACGGATCACACGGACAGGCCAAAACCTACAACACGCAGTATGACTTTTCTGCGCGCGGCAAGGGCGACACATGCCCGGCAACCGCTGGCGGCTCCATCGAAGTGTCTGGCGCAAGCGGTAAATGCATTGTCACCAGCGCAAAGCAAAATTCCAAGAACGACGATTTTCAGGGATGGGAAGTGACTGCGACGTTCTACCCGCACGCATAATATGTATAAGGTCGGCCAAGTATTACACAAATTAACGGACAACGAATCCCCGATGAAGTCACCCAATACCGACCTTGTCGGGGCGTGGCTTACGGCAGGAGGCAAACTTCTTGAACCCTGCTATGAGGACGTTGTGGAGGGCGATAAACGCTACGTATCGTGGATTATCGACGGCAACGTCAAAACCAAGATTGACGGAGAGGAAATCGCGTTTGAGCAATTCCAAGATCGTTTCCTGAATCAAAAATGGTGTGAGAATCACCCGGATTCTGGAATCACGTTCATGCGGGCATTTCGCGACAATCTGCGAGATCTAAAAGTCTGGGCAAAGAATCAGCCTACAGGCATTCGCAAACGCGATGCAGGAGGCTTTGCAGTGGTGTATCCGCATTCGGCTCAATGGCTCAAAGATGAGTTTGCCACCCGTTTTGGCTGCTAATTATGAACCCTTTTCTCATTTCGACTCAACAGATTGGGCCTCTTAAACTCAGGCCGTGGACGCTTACAACGCAGCTTGCTATTGCAGAGCTCGGGCTGGATTCGTTGCCCGAAGTGAAACAGATGGCCGCAATGGGATGGCTGCAATCACAGGATGAAGGTGATGTCATCGCAGAACTCAACGCAGGCACAGCGCGTCAGAGCATTCAAGAGTTCACACAGCGCTTTCCGCTCACTCTTTTGCAACCGCTGGCTGCATGGTGCGCGGAGCAGTCTCGAATGATCGAAGATGCGCGGGTGGACGTTGTTCCCAAAAAAGGCGCATTTGCATCAACCGAAGGCGCACCGGGAAACTCCTAGCGCCAGGGTGGGCCGAGTCCTTTGTTTTCGTCCTGGCCGAAAAAACGGGATGGCCTGAAGAATACATCATGCGTGCGCCACTTGTGAGGCTTTTAAGGCTGTATCATGCGGCGCTGTGGCAGAATGGAGCATGGACTGTCCCGCCGGTGAAAGCCGGTGCAGGCCGTGGCATTGACGCGATGTTTACCGCTGTGCAAAGGGTAAAGGAATCAACCGATGAGGGTGACGAGTAAAATTGAGCATGCAAAATTTGATCGGTGGCTTGCGAACACGCTTCGCAATTCACGGAAGTCCGCTGATGAAGTGGTGCGTGATCAGTTTAAGCAAGTCATAAAAGGCGTGTTTAAGCTCACTCCTCCAATGGACGACTCCACATTTGCCGCTGGATTTCGAGCTGGAAAAAACGCCATCAAACGCGAAACAAAAAAGGCTTTTTTTACAGTGAATCCAGCACGCAAGAATGACATCAAATATCTGGCTCGTCTGCGTGTTTCTCGGCATCAGCTTGATGCTCAATCCTTGCAAGAACTGGTGCGCTGGTATCAGCAACAGGTGGACGGGAGAAAGCATTTCAAGGGCTTGCAGAAGCGCAAAATCTGGAAGGACCAACTGCCGCAGATTCAGGACGCAATCTTCAAACGCATCGGGATCACTGCCGCAGGGTGGTGCAAAGCCGCCGACGTTCTTGGCGTGAAATATGAGGACTGGATTGGCCGCCACAAATCCAAAAATGCAGGTGTCATTCTGGCTTACATTCGACCGGGCAAAATTTATTTCAGCGCGCGCAATCCATCGCATCACCCGGACAGCAGTTTTTTGCAGTCACGACTTGAACAGGCGTTTAAGAATCAGGCAAATGCAATGCGGAGGCGTATAATCAGCGCAATCGCAGCTGGAAAAGCGGACCGCAAAAACGTAAACTGGAAATAGTTATGGCACTTGAAGCAGCAATCTCACTGGACACATCGGGCTTTGAGGCTGGAATTTCTAAGGTTAAAAGCCTGTCGGATGGACTTTCAAAAGGCCGCTTGTTTGCAGGATTAGATGCGCAGTTTAGCGCGATGCAAAGCAAGTTTACGGGTGTTTTCAGCAATCTCAAATCAGGCAACATTCTAGGCGCATTAGTAGGTGCTGAAGGCATGGGCGTTGCGCTCGGAGGCGTGGCCGTTGGGGCTGCAGCTGTGGCGGTAGCTGCAACCGGCATGTGGTCCGCAATGGGCCGCAGCAAAGAGCTCAATATCATGGCTGAATCGGCACAGGTGACTGTGCCTCAGTTGATGGTGTTGGAAAAGGCATTCACGCGCGTGGGTGGGTCCATTGAAAATGTCCCGCTTTTGATGTCGCATCTGAATCAATTTTTGCAAGAGGCGCAGGACCCAGCAAGCAAAGCCGCTCAAGCTCTGCAGTCAGTGGGAATGTCCGTTCAGGATTTTGAGGGCCAAAGTTTTTATGAGATCATCAAAAAGATCGCTGGCGGGATGGATAAGGCAACTGATTCCGCGACTCGGTTTGCTTTGGCCTCATCTTTATGTGGCATTAAAAAAGCCGCGATTACTGCCGCTGCGTTGAATCCTGCAGCGATTGCAAAAGCTGAGGCAAATGTTTCGCCTGCCGCTAAAATTTACGAAGAGCAGGGCTCACAGTTTCGAGAGTTTCAAGGCAACGTCGGAAAACTGAGCGTTAGCATGGACTCGTTTTTTGCGGGGATGGCAAGCAAGGTCATCCCTGAATTCATCGATGCAAGCCGCGAAATTGAACGGATGGAGCCGACCATCGTCAATGCAGGCGTGCAATTTGGCGAGTCGATTGCGGGTGCAGTGCGTTTGCTCAAAGACGGGTTCAGTTTCATCTCTGAAAATGCGCCAATTTTTAAACTACTCAATATGCTTGGGCCCGGTGCAGGGGCAGACATGGCGACGACATTTGGGAAAAGCATAATGGGCGGGCCTTTGGCTGAGATTTCAAATCTCGTGTCAATGTATAAGCAATCTCAAGGGGGCTTTGCAGGTGGAGGATCTGTTGGGAGTTTGGGGGCTGAAGACAAAAACACTTATTCGGGCGGCATGGCAAAGGCGATGGCAGCACCTTCCCTAATCGCATCTAGTTTTACCAAAATGGGTGCAGGCGGTGAAGCTTGGGGCGCGCCAGTGGATGCTCTCAACATTCAACGCGAACAGTTAGCAGTGCAGCAACGGATGGCAAATGCGCTCGAGCAGCAGCTTAAAAATGAGCGTCAAACGGGCATGGGTTATGCGCTTGGGACTGAGCCTTTGATGGGAGATTAATATGGCAATCATCACCAGATTTGAAGAAACCAAGGACATCCAAAAGGTGGTCATGCAGACCATCACGCAGCAGGATGTTGCTGGGCCGATTAGCAAAAATGGAAATGCTCGATCTTACCGCGAGGAACAAGTCGACGGAGTTTGGACGCTTACCGAAGAAATTTTAATTGACCAAGGTGCGGGTGTTTGGTCCTCAGATGGGGCGGTGTCATCTGAGCCTTTAGAAACGCATGTATATTTTCACGACATTGCAAACAAAGTCAAAAACCTGTGGACAGTTTGGAAGCGCAACCCTGCTGCGCCTGAGTTGAGTTTGCCGCAGAATAAAATCAGTGGCAGTCCGTGGACGCCTGAAGCTGAGACAGATAGCAAATTCATCACGTTTTATTCCTACATCAAACGCGGGGTTGAGACGTGGTTGGCTCCAAGGCTCACGGCACGATTTACCGAACTGGAGGACGGGCCGCCTGATACTGGCAACATTGGCATGATTGATAACAAGCCAGTAAACGTCTTTGGCTACTACGAAGGCTATTGGATCCTATCAGGTTGCCGCTCTCAACAAGAGGGCGAAAAATGGCGCAACACGTATGAGTATCTCGGCGCAGGCCCAAGCTCCTCAGCATCCAATAACGGCTGGGAGCCTACGCTTTACGGGGGCGGAGGAGGCGCACAATGAGCTACATCCCTCCTTATTTTGAGCGCGGCAAAATTCCGTTTGCCGACCGTCTGAATCAGATGATTGACGTGTTGCGCTCGTGCATCCTCCAACCTGGTGTCGGCTACACTGTGCAACGGTCCCTTAGCGGGCAGACGCTGCAAATCCAAAATCAAGGCGGTGGAGGTGGTGGAGAGACTGCTGCAATGGGCCCCTGCTATTATTCGGTGTCCGATGCGACTATAGTTGAGGGGACTCCTATTATCGAAGTTTCCCGCGAACTCTTGCCAATCCAAGC